GCTGAAAGCCTCCTACGATGAGCAGAAGGCGCAGCTGCGAATGACGACCAACTACACAGACTGGCCCGACGCATGAGCGCTGTGCTGTGATGCACCGCCGGAGTGCCTATGCCCGGCGGTGCTTTTTTAGTAAGGAGATGCCCATGTACTGGACGGAACAGATCACCCTTTTGCGGGACACCCCGAAAAAGGTGCAGGGTGTACTGGAGCACCACTACACCCAAGTGCGCACCGTATACGGCGAGCGCCGCAGCGTGAAGTGGGCCGAGTTTTTCGCCGCTGAAGCTGCCGGCACAACCCTGACCGCAGTATTTGTGCTGCATGCCGATGAATACAGCGGGGAGCGCGTGATCGAGTGGAACGGGAACCGCTACAGCGTCCAACGGGCTTATGAAACCGGCAGCACGGTCGAGCTGACCGTCAGTGATCTGGCCCAACCAAAAGGAGAGGCGCTGTGAGGATGGACCTTGTGTGGAGCGATGAAGTCACGGAGCAGCTGACAAAGCTCGCCGATTTAGACTCCATTGCGCCTGAAATGTTGAAAAGCGCAGCCCCCATTGCGGTGGATGCGCTGAAACAGCAGGTTGGAAAACACAAAAGCAGCCGAGCTAATAAGCATCTATCTGACAGTGTCCGTGCCGGGAAACCTAAAAAGCGTAAAAGAGGCGGCTACGGGTTGGATGTGAGCTTTAGCGGCTACGATAGTGGGCACGGATCCAGCCCCAACTACCCAAACAAGGTTGCACAGATGCAGAAAGCTGTGGCCCTAGAGTACGGCACCGCCAAAGAGCCCGCGCAGCCGTTTTTGAACTGCGCCGCAAACAGCTGCGAGGATGCTGTTAGCACTGTGATGCAGGATGTTTTGCGGCAGAGAGGTAAGCTATGACCATGATTGATGCGGCCTTGGCCGCGCTGGAAACTGTGTGCAGCAATGTCTCATTTGTTAAAAATGAGGAGGATCCGCTGCCGGACAGCTATGTGGTGCTGAGCGTCTTGGACGATGCGCCGGAAATCTACGCCGGTGACCGGGACGAACAGCAGCACTTGCAGGTGCGCGCGGCTTGGTATACGAGAGATCTGCCGCAGCCCTGCGCCAGAAAAATGCGCTGTGCTTTCAGAGATGCCGGGTTTATTATCGGCTCGACCGAGTACGGCTACGATAACGACACAAAACACTTTGTTGCATACGTTGAGGCAGAAGCCGATGATGGATGCGACTGGAATGAAAGAGAGGCATAATAATGGCTTATATCGGACTTCCCTACTATGGCTATTGCCCTATTACTGTGGTGACCAGCGCGGATGGGTCTGAGACGGAAACCCTCGGCGATGGCAAGATCACGCGCGCTGTTGTGAGCTACGCCGGCGAAAACGACAGCGACAGCAGCGAGCTGTGGGCCGGCGACCGCCGCGAGCAGCGCGATGCAGGCGCGCCCAGCGCGAAGCTGAGCATTGATCGCAGCTATCTGAGTCTGGCAGATGAGGCGGAACTGTGCGGCCACCACTATGATGAGAGCACAAAGACGCTTGAGCGCAAAGAGGGCGATACGCCTGCCCTTGTGCGCGTTGCCGCGCTTGGCAAGCTGAAAAAGCCTGACCGCAAGCTTGCGTATCGCCTGGTGGGCTATTACCGCGCGAGCTTTGACCCTGTGGACGATAACCTCAGCACTGCCTCCA